GTAGTTTTCAGCTTGGTTCTTAGCCGCGTCTGCCTGATCTTGCAGACCAGCAATCAGAGCATCATTTAGGAGTTTCTGTTGGCCTTTTTCTTTAGTGATTGCTGCACCTTCTATACGCTGTTTTGTGTTTGCCTCGGCTATGTCAAGCTCCATCTGTAATTGTCGTGCAGTTATGAGGCTACTCCTGCTGTATATCTCGCGCTTTTTCTCAGCCTCATCACTTAAAGCTTTAGCGCGCTCGGTAGCATAATCTGCTTCTATCTGGCTCTGTCTAGCGAGCCTGTTAGTTCCTTCTAAGCGTGAGCGTTCGATGTCCAGAAGTTGATTTTTGAGTTGTATCTCTCGTACACCTGCGTCGATATTTGCTTCAGATGCTGCTCGCATCTTTTCACCTTCTTGAGTAACAAGAGCTGCGGCTTTTTGTGCTCTATTGTACGCTTTTTCTCCTGTAAATAAGGTAATAATCCACTTAGCTGTTTTGTCTATAAGATTACGGCTACCAGTTACAACAACATTTACACCCCTGGCTACCATATTTACCAAACGCAAGATACCTGTAAGAGCCTGTACAGCATCTACAGTTAAAGCTGCGAGTAGTGTGTTGACTGTGTTACTGACCAGTTGCCAAGCTACCTGTAGTTCTGTCGTTGCTCTGCTGGATCTTTCAATTGTTTTACCTACTGAACCTGTCTGATCAGCGATTTGCTTACCTACAACAGCTCTAGCCTGCTCATATTTACCTGCTTCAAGTAGAAGCCGTATTTGATTTTCTAGGTTAGAAGTTACATACACACTGCTTTCGCGTAACTTTTCAACGTCTAGGCGGCTGAGGGCTTGGCCCAGTTCTTGGGTGGCGCGGATAGCCTTTCCAAAAACCTCATCAAACTTTTGCCCTACGGCTGATGCCGCCAAGCTGAGCGCCATTCCCATTGGGCCACCGCCCATTCCTCCGCCGGCAAGACCGCCTATAACACCTCCAGCAATGGCTCCAGGGCCACCACCAAATAGCGCGGGGAAAGAACCACCAATCAACGCATCTGCAACGCCGGGTTTTTTTAAGAACTCCGTTGCACGTTGGCCAAACGGTGCTTTGAATTTTGGTGGTTGAACTCCCCCAAGCATTTCAAGACCTGGAATCGGTACACCACTTTCAGCGGCGTACTCTTGAAGCTGACGTACTTTCTGAGCACGCCGCTCTGCAGTTGATAGGCGTCTAGCTTCAATAGCCTCGATTGTCTGCAGACCGCGTGCAGCGGCATTAAGCATTTCGGTGCTGGGCAGCGCTTTGACGCTGGCTAGCTTTATCGCCTCTCCGTAGATACCCGCATACAGAGAATTGATCTGACTTAATGGGCGAACTTGCTCTTTAAGGGCTTCTGCAAAACGCAGCGCTACATCGGCTTGGTCCTGTGTTCTAGCTCCACCGAGGCGCTCAACTGGACCTGTAATCGGGCGCCGAGCGCCTCCCGACATTGCAGGTGCCCCAGGTGCGGCCGGAGGCAATAACAGTTGCGGCGGAGGAGCTGCTGCGTTAATTTTTGCAACTTCTTTGGCAATTCTTTGTTGGCGATAGAACTCAGCCGTTTGACGAGAGGCGGCTTGCGCAGCCTCGTCGGTACGGGCTATGAACTCCGATTGGCGTTGATTTAGTTTGTCGATTTGGGCAGCTGTTTCCGCTGCTGCAGCAGCTTGCTTATCTAGTGCTACCTGGATTTGCCGTGCTTTTTCGTCTAGTTTGCTGTTTTCTAGGTTGCGTTGCTCTTCCTCTAGACGGTTAAGTCCTTGCTTAAGTTGAGCTGTCTCTGCGTTTAGCAGTTTTTGTGTTGTGACTTGCTCTTTTAAGAGGCTTAATTGACGCTCAACCGCCTCAGAGTATTTTTTAGCATCGTTTAGCTGGTTTGAATTAGCGACTTTTGTAAATTCAGCCATTTTTAGGCGCGCCTCCGACACATCAAGGCCTTGTTCTTCATAAGCGTTTATTGCTTTTACATACTTAAATACTTTTGATTGGTTGTCTGCCCGAGCGCGCTCGTTGCGGCTTACGCTATTCGAGTATTCGACCATGCGACCCAGTTCGGTCGCAAGAGCCCGGATAGCTTGTACATTCTCGCGTTTTTTGAAAAACTTAAATGCGTTTTCGATCTGAGCTATTTGCTCCCGGAACTTTTTAACTCCGGTCGCTCCACTGTTTACAGTCTGCTGGAGGCGTCTTTGGTAGAGATCGACGGCAGCATTTAGCTTGCTTTGCTGAACAATTCTGCGCTCGTCTTCTTTTATTATTTTTTTGGAGATAGCTACAACGCGCTCTAGTTCGTCCGCTTGCTCACGGACAAATTCTGCAGCAGCTTGGCTTCCAGCGTATTTCTTTTTCCGTTCGAGGTCGTCAATCGTTTTGTACAGCTTGTCAACACGCTCTTGGATGCGCTTGAGAGCATCCTCGCCTTGGACGACCAGTTTGATTACGGCGTCGTAACTGGCCACAGACACTACCTGTTCGTGTTACCAGTCTACGCAAAAGAAAAGCCGCCGGGTTAGCGGCGGCGTTTGGCGGCTTCGTAGGCTTTTTTCTCCTCGTCCGCGCGGATGCTGAAGTAAGCGTTCCAGGCGAGCATTTCCATGTCGGTCATGCGGGTCCGTAGCTCGTTCAGCGTCATACCCAGTTCCTTGGCGACGTAGAACTGGAGCATGAGGTAGGTGTCCTTGCGGAGCTGGTCCTCAAGCGCTTTTGGTGTCGAGTTCTTCGCTGCCATCCGTCAGGATTGCCAGCATCAGAGATTGGAGATCCTTGTCCCGCACATCGTTCTTGAGGACATCGATCTCGCCTGGCTTGAACAGCTTGTTGCCGTTCTCGTCGCAAGCCTTGGCAATCAGCAGCTGCAGTGCAAAAGCGGTCGCATCGTCAGATTTGGCTTGGCGCTGGGCGCGTTCGCGCTCAGCCATCGTCATTGGTGTGACCCACATCTCAAAAACGCTGCCGTCACTAAGCTCCACTTCCTTTTTGGTGGGCTCCAAATTCGCTGCTTTACGCAGACGTTCCAGGGCGCTGAGGTTTGTCGGCGCAGGCATAAAACTGCTTGGCTAATACTTTTGTAGTGTAGCGGATTAGAGATGAAAAACCCCAGCCCGGTTGGGGACTGGGGTCGCTGAAACTGACTGCTGTAGGAGCTTATCAGGACTTGGCGAGGTCGAAGGTGGGGGTGTCGCTGGGGCGGAAGGCGATTTCCACGCTCTGACCGTCGTCGGGGTTCACGGTGAGGCTGGCCGAAGTCAGAATCACGGGAACGGTGATGGAACGGCTCAGGGTGTCATCCACAGAACCGCCGCTCACGATGCGGTCGATGTACAGCTTCATCGTGGCGCCCACTTGCTGACGCTGCAGCACGTCTTCCACCATGCGGTTCGACAGGTTGGCGTCGTCGTCTGTGGTGTACACAGTCGCAGAACCAGAGCCGTCCGCGAAGCCGGTGATATAGCTGCGGAAGGGGGCGTATTGGCCAAGGGTTTGACCGATGGTGGTTACGTCGATCTCGCTTCGAGTGATCTCAAAGCTCCATTCCCGCACAGATCCCACTGCGGCAGGAGCGGCATAAGCAACCTTGAAGGCGTTGGGTGCAACTGCGGTGCCATCATCCGTGATGGTGATGGCGGCGCCACCCGAGGTAGCCGACACCTGCAGCACACCAGTGCTAGCGGTGTAGCTGATCACGTAATAGGTGGTGCCGGAAGAAATGCCGGCGGGCAGAGTGCCGCTGCCAGCAGCGCCGGTTTCGGTGTTGACGACGCTGAAAGCAACAGGATCGCCGACTTTCAGGTTCAGGTAGGTGGCAAGGTCGAGTTCGTCGTTGGCGACATCGACAGCAGACTCACCAAAGGTTGCGGTGGTGCCAGCAGGGGAGTAGTACAGGGCGCCGGAGGTGCCCGAGAGGACGGTGGCCATCGGTTTTACCTAATGGATGGGACAGTGACGCGGGCACAGCCCGGCTTAATACAGGTTAGCGCCAGTGCTGTTGGGTATTAAGAAATAATCTGCGCTTGGAATCCTGCCTCGATTCGTGAAATAAAGAAGGGCGTAAATGCGCGACGGGATTGTTGGTCTGGTGTAGTGCCGCCGAAGTCGGGGCTGAAGCTGGGGCCGTCGATAGAACCAGTGCGGACGTAGACGCCGGTTGCGGGTTTTGCTGTGTTGTTGATTGTTTGGAGCGCGGTTGTGGCGACATTCACCAGGGTTTGGTTGCGGGCGGGACCGCGACCTTTGGGTGTGTACGTGCGGATGACGATTACCCCTCGTACCCGGTCGGGATTGTCGCTAAGCGTCAGTTCGGTTGTTAGGCCGAATTGGATGTTGATGTGGACGAATTCTTCGGCGCTATCCGCGCCGTCGTTCATGACGTTGTCAAAATAGACCGGGACAGCCGGAGACAGATCGTTGTAAGCAGTCAAAAGCGGGGCTTCAAATACAGCGCGAATGGCTTGGTAGTTCATTCCGGTTTAGCGAGGCGTACACCGCGTTCCAGTGCTTTTTGCATTTTGCCGCCTTTCGCAAATGTTTGATACCAGAAGAGGGGTGCGGTACTGCGCCGATTTCCGCCACCAGGATCAACTTCGCCGCGCTTACCATTGTCCGGTCGAGTGCCCCTAGCGACAACTTCACCCTGCGGTCCTTGACCCGGAAACTTAAACTCCTCTACGGGCACATCGACAAGGTCTAGTGCGATCTTTGCATGATCGGCAACATTTTCGATAATAAATTTTGTTTTGCGCTGCACTTCTTTTTTAGTGGCCGGAAGTTTGGGTATGTCTTGTAGACCATACGGGTAAGCGCCACCACCGGAGCCACCACTTGGTGCATGAGCAACCCAACTGTCTTTGAACTCGCCGCTCCATTCAGGGCCGGCTTCAGCTAGCCCATTCATTATCTCCTTTGCTGCTTGTCGGGCGGCATTATTTTTCCACGAGTACGCATCCCTCATCAGATCTCGTAGGTCAGCCATTACTGGGGCCTCAGGAGGATGGTGTGGACAATCGGGTTTTCACCGCGGGAGGTTTTGCACAGAATGACGCGGCCGGTTTTGGTGGCGCTGTTTTGGGTGTACTGGATGCGGTCGCGGATACTAGGCACGTATGCTCCAAGCTCGGCGTTGCCGATGATGACTTTTAGGTCGCTTGTTTGATACGTTGACTCGAACTCTTCGGGCTTGGCTTCAAAAATTAGAGCGCGGACTGTGATACTGGTGTCCGCTCCAGAGACTTCGCCGGTAGTGGTGTTGTACGTGGGGGATGTTGCAGCCTTTAGGTAGGTCACGTTTTGGCCCCAGTCAGCTAAAAGCTGGGCGGGGATGCTGGCAAAAGTCGTATCGACGAGGCTCATTTCATCCCCTCACAACGCGGATTTGATAGCCGCCGGAACCGCCCAACGTATAAGCACCGAGGTAGGACTGGAGCCAGGGGTAAACGTCGAAGATGTTGTTGATCGTGCCAACCGCTTGGGAGGTCTGGTTGTATTTGACCTTGAGGTCGCCGAGTTCTACTTGGTCGTAGAGGCCGGTGGTGCCTGTGTTGCCGGTTACGGCGTCAGTGTCGTTGGCTAGAGCACGCGCCAGTTCGTAGGTGGCGTATTTGATGTCTGCGGGGATGACGTTGCAGACCAGTTCCACGCGGTCGACGTGGTAATTGTTGCGGGGCCACTTAAGCGCTTGGTCGTTGTCGCAGCGGTCGCCGTAGAAGTTGAGGCTGTCGATCCAGCGGGTGGCAGAAATTAGAGAGCGGTTCTTTTGGTCTTCGGTTTTGTCGTCCCAGGTTGCAGAGTCGGGGACGGTTTCGAAATAGGTGTTGGCTTCGGCCAGCGTCACGTAGCTGTTGGCCGACGCGCTGCTCAAAGTAGCGTTAATCGTCGCAGCCACAGGTACTTACGGAGCTTTTGTTTCAGTGTAGCGCCAATAAAAAAGCCCCACCGAAGTGGGGCCTTGATTGGCTGGGTCCGCGATCAGGGGATAGCGGTGGTGTCCAGCGGGGTGTTCACGATCACTTCGACCAGGGGGATCAGGTCGATGTCGTAGGTGGCGGTCCAGTTGCCGGCTGTTGCCAGGGCGGCGTTGGTCGGGTTGTCCGACGCAGAACCCCACTTGGTGCCCATCACGTGGTAGGCGCCGTGGTAGTCGACCGAAAGCACGTCCTGCTTGGACAGGATGTTGCGGTCGGCTTCGATGCGCAGGTCTTGCTGCACGCCTTCCAGGATGGTGCCGCTCTTCGCGAGGAAGCAGCGGAACTCACTGACGTGGGTGCTGGTGCCGGGGCGCACGGTGTTCACGGAGGGATCCATGATCACGCGGCAACCAGCAAATTCGCCGATTGCACGGGCGCCGACGCCCACACCGCCACCGCCCCAGGTCACGGCGCCGGAGGCAGCCAGTGCGCTGGTGCTGAAGGTCAGCAGGCCGACTTGATACAGGTAGAAGCCCACAGAGGGGTGGACCACCAGGATGTCCAGCTCGTCGCCGCGCTCACCCAGGACCGCACGGGCCTCGGCGACGGTGGCGGCAGTCAGGTAGTTGGCTTCGGTTTGACCCGAGGCGGCGGCAACGGCCTTGTCCAGCGAGTGGGAAGACAGGGCGGTGCCAAACAGACCGGCAAGCTGGGAGAACAGACGGGCGCTGTTCAGCTTGTTGATGGCGTCTGCGAGCTGGTTGCGGATGTGAAGCATCGGGTCTTCACCAGCTGCGAGCATCGCAACGTCGTCCACGGCATAGGCGAAGCCGCGGTGGATGATCGAAGCGATCTGGGTGGCGGTCCCGATCTTTTGAGGGGTCAGGTAGCCAGCGGTGCTGGTGCCCCAGGTAGCCGTGCCATCCATGATCTCCTCAGTAGGAGCCACGGGGTTGAACTCGGGAACTTGGATGCGGGTGCCGCCTTCGCGGGCGTCCAGCAGGCTGTTACGAACAACGGCGCCGCTCTTGACGAACAGGCTGCGCTCTTTGATCGCCTCAGACACGTAGGTGCTGAGATTATTCCTTTTTACGATGTCCGCCAGAAGGACACCGCCGGAATAATTCTGAAATGGTGCGGCCACTTCAAACTCCAGGGGGTTGGTTTGCGGGGTTCAAGTCACAGACTTGAGTGGTGTCCCACGGGGACTTACCGACCGGCCTCTCTCCTCAGCACAGCTGCGAGATCAGGGTCGGAGGCTTCCAAGGCCATTTGCCTCGTTAAGTTAATACTACCTTCCTTGTACGGATTAGCCATTCCAGGGGCAATCGCTGAGGTTGGTGTGGGCTTGGCGCCCATTCCAGCGGCACTGCTTGGTTTGAAATGGTGCTCGTAACCCGAACCAGGGTTCTTTAGGTTGGAAAGGTAGGTGTTGATGTCCTGCTCAACGCCGCCGTTCAAAACAACGACTTTGCCGCTGTCATTTTCGTGCAGGTTGTTTTGAAGTAATTGCAGCATTTGGTCTGCATTTATTGCTCCAGCCTGGCTGATTGCAGATAAGGCGCTGGTGCGGACTGCAGCTTTTTTGTTGGATACCTTTAGGTCGTCCAGTTGGCGCTGTAATTCAGCGATCTGGATGTCCTTGTCCTGGGCGGTTTTGTTGGCTTCCTCCCAGAGGTCTTTCCATTGGCCTTGGTCTTCCAGCGTTTTCTTGCGCTGGTCGTCCTGCTTTTTGTAGACCTCGTCGAGTTTGGTCTTTATGCCTTGGAATCTTTCCTCGGCTTCCGCTGCTTGTGCCTTAAAAGCTGCAATCTGACTTTCGTATTCGGCGCGGAGTGCACCAAGGTCAGGTTGAGGAGCGGTGTCGACTCCAGCCACGGGCTGGTCAGGAGTCACCACGGGTGTCTCCTGGATGACTTGCTCTTCCATACTCAGAATTCGTACTCAGGGGTTTGGGAGATCGTTTCTTCGACCTTGGAACGGCGCTTAGGTTTGGGCTGTTCTGCAGGTTTGGCGGGCTCGGCAGGTGCTCGTCCCACGTAGGCGTCCGTCAGGTCTACAAGTTGCCACTTGTAGCTGCCGTCCGGTTGCAGAACTTTGTCAAGCGATTGGGCCATGACAAAGATGTAAATGCAGTATTACTTTACTGCATTAGAGCGTTTCGGCTTCTTCGCGTTCTTGTGCGGCGGTCTCCAGGAGTTCTTCCTCGGCGGTGGATTCGGTTGCAACAGGCAGAATCTCGCCCTGTACAAGGATTTGGCGGAATTCGTCGCGATCCAGTACGCCTTGGCCGAAGAGTGCGGTAAGTGCGGTGATGTCTTGGCCGATCAGGCGGTCGATGTCGAAGTCGCGGCTGATGTGGACTTCCGGTGG